TTAGAGCCACTTACATTATTATATCCACCAAAAGCACATCTACTTTCACTATATGCAAAAGTTTCACTTGTTTTTATCCAACAAGAAATACTAACATCATTTGTTCCTGTGGTTGTTATTCCTGTATCTATATAATCGCTAATTCCATCATAAGAAAATGAGTAGTTAGAAAATTTGGTTTTATTCTCATTATTAGGGATTAGCCATTGTGGGCTTTTAAAAGTGCCATTATCTCCATTTCTTAGCCATACTATTGGACTTAAACTTGTTAAATCTACAACAGGCGAAGTTGATATTGTGCTAACGTTTGCCGTTTGGTCATTATTATAATAGGAAACCTCATCGATTAATCCATCATAAGTATTAGAAGATACAAGCCCACTTTTACCAATATAAACAGGTATTAAATTTATGTTTGCAGTATATATATCAGTATGAGTTCCCTCTAAATTTCCATCTAAATAACAAGCTAAATCATTATAGCCACTAATTCCGTTAGTTGGTGCTTTTCTAATAAGTATTAGATTATGCCAATTTGTAGTATCTGCCATAGCATTAGCAATATTAGTACCCCCAAATGTTTTCCTTCCTGTTGTGCTACCGACAGGATAATAAAACAAATTGACAGTTTGAAAATAAACTACGTGATTATCAGCATCACCTATAACTCCATTTCCTGCATTAGCAGAATTGTTTTTAAACCAAAAAGAAATAGTATTAGTTTCACCTAAATCAATTGCACCTGTATCTACATAGTCGTCAACCCCATCCATCGAAAGCGAATATGTGTTTTGGAAGCTTGGGGGTGTAGGTGTTGGGCTTTTTGTTGCCCCGCTTGGTATCATAAACAAGCCCCGTTTTTTATTTGGATTAAATATAAAAGCCATATCTTAAATTGGTATTTCGCAAAAATTATAATTCTGTGGAAAACGTAAACCAAGTTGTAACGTTGCCCCGCTTAACTCATCTTCAAATCGTTCGGTAAACATTTCAACACTACCCGACCTAATTAACTGTACCTGGTTCCAATTAACATTGTTGTTCGTTGTGTTCAATTGTTCAAAGTATGCAATCAAATCAATTAGCATTTGTACGCAATCGCTCTTAACCTCGTTTTCGTTGCTTTCATCTTTACGCACAATATCCATTATTAAAACTTGAAAGTTCCAAGTAAAATCACCATTCCCCATTGTTGCGGGTTGGTCGTTTATCCACATCAACGGATAGTTAAAATTTGTAAGCTGGTTATGTTGCACCACTTCCCACAAATTACCATTTCCAAAACTCTTAATTTGTTTATGAGCATCGGCAAAATCGTTTAATTGCTTTATGACTTGGTTATAACTTAACTTCATTTCTTATAATAAAAATATTCATCTCGCCAACAATCGCCACCCGAACCACCTAAATAGATACTCGTTTGATATGCCGTTTTATTCGGGTACATATCCTTACTTGTTTCGGTGTATTTAGGAAATAAATTATCATATTCACAAAGGTAATTAATTAAACGTTGGTCGTAAAACTCCGCCTTTGTTTTCCAATCATCACGTAAAAACTGCAACGCTTGGTAATCTATCGGTTGTGCGTTTTCGCTTGACTTTGTCGCAACGCTTTTATTTCGGTATTTATACAACATTGATGTTGAACATTCAAACATACACCACTGTAATAACGATGGTGCTATATATTCATCTAATAGGGTTGTTTCGTCTGCGTTTAATGTTCCCGCTACAATCTTAGCTTTTAAATCCTCATAAAACGGAGTTCCTAATATTGGATGCAAACGCATATCCTGAGAATTTTTAATACTTGGTAATATTAAACGCTGGTCAACGTTGTCATCGATTAAAGTATTATTCTTTAAATATGCTTCAGATATAAATAAAACGTTTGCCATAATTATAATTTTTTACGTAATACAACTTGTTCCCAAATATGCCGACAATAGGGGCGGTGTAAATCGGTATTCGGTAGCGTGTACCATCCCCCACGCTTTGTAAAGATGTCTATCCCCGTTTGGTTAAAATCGTTTCTTAAAAGCTTTAATTGGTCTAATGTATATAATCGCCCCATTTGTGCAAATGAAACCATTTGACGACAGAACCTTCGGCTTTGTCCACCTTTCAACGGCAACGCATCGGGTCGCTCAATGTACTTATAAGCTACAAATATTTCCTCATCGGGTTTCTGTATGCTATCAATCCCGTTTTGTGTTGGTTTAAAATTAACATCTAAAGCCCCAATATTTTGAAGTTCTTGCACTATGTCGTTAACATCTTCGATAGATATTTCCAACGCTTTGCGAATTTCATTATTTGGTAAACTTGGGTTGTCAATCAACATATCTAAAACCGATTTTTCCATATCAGTTAAAGCACGTTCTAAAGCGAATTTATGTTTAATTAATAATTCGTTTTCAAAGCGTTCCGCATCCGCTAAACAAGTTATTTCGTTGGTTACACTTTCTAACACCTCAAAATCATTTGCGTTAAACCCTGTACGTTCCAACTGCGAAAAAATCATTTCATCGGTTTGGTCATCCATTTGAACCCGTTGTCCCGCCTTTAATGGTGCTAATCCTATCTTCTCACGTATTTCGTCTTGTGTCATTACACTAATAACAACCGCTTCACTTAATGGGTTGCTAACAGGTTCAATCTTTTGGATGTATAAGCATTTAGGTATCCCGTTATAATTTATTATTTCATTAAATAAATCATTTAATATATCCTGTTCGGGGTCTATGTGTAAGTTTTGGTATAATTCCGCACTTGTTCGCAACTCATCCGAATTGTTCCCCAAGCCCGTTTGGTCTTTTATTCCAAATAACATCGGGCTAACTATTGCGTGAGCCGTGAAAATTTCCTGTGTAATTTGGTTGTTTAAATTAAGAAACCTTTCATCCTGACCATTTACGGGGATAGGTAATATTTGGGGGTGGTCGCTTTGTTGGTCAGTAAACGATAATAAGGGCTTACCAGCGTTATCCGTTCCCGTTGCGTAATCCTTAAACCTACGTTCAATATCTTGCATTTCCTCGTCTGATGGTTGACCATTTGCAAACGAAATTAAATATCCCGCAGATAAGTTATTTTTAATGTTTTGTAAAGTGAAATTGCTTATTTCGGCATCTGCCTCTAAATAGGGTACTGAAGCGATATAGTCAGGTAAAGGATATTCGCCTAAATCGGGTCTATATTCCTTGTAATAAACAATATAATTAGTTGCCGAATTTACTTGGTCGTTAAATGGGAACGTTTCCAGCTTTGTATAATCTTCGTTATCTTCGGGGTTTCTTGCCTTCCAATCTTCAGTATAATAATACACACCATCTTCAACACCAACACGAACGTTATTAAAATCAATATGGTCAACCGATGCAATTTTATTATTTGCGTTAACTCGTATTTGAACCGCAAAGCCACCGAACACCTTTTTATCCTTTACAACCTTACAAAGCAAATCGTTCATATTGCCGTCTTCGTTTGGCATCCTTAAAAAGCCCTCAACCAATGCACGTTCTTGAAACGTTAATTTAGTGCTATCAACTGCAAATCCACGACCAACAATAAATTTTGTTTTGGCATCTATTATTGTCGATTGCTTAGAACTTTCGTTTAATAGCTTAACTAAAAAATCGCCATAACAATTTTTATAAGGGCGGTCGCTACCATATTCGAACCAATCGCCTTTACGACTTTCTTTAAATACGGGTAATTCGTACCCTTTAAAATTTATCGGTATTAGTTTAATGCTCATATTAACTTGGATTATATACGTAATTAGTTACACCCGCAATCGTATGGCTTGAATAATTCGGGTTATCGGCTACATTAAACAATCGCATCTTACCCTGTTCAACCAAGCCCGTTGATAACGTGGGGTCTAAATTTGTTGCACTTGTTTGCTCGTAAATATAGTATTCATAATAGCCACTTTTACCAAGTATTAAGCTACCATTCAGGGCATCGTTAACACCCTCTGTAAATGAAAATAAATTAAATCTTTGTTTCTGTGTTGAAGTGTCGGCTATGATACAATAATAATCGTTAAACGATGTATCATTTTTGAAATGAAACAAATAAAATGGGTTTGTTAGTGTTGTCTTTTCGTATAGCGTTACGGCAAATTCCGTAGATGTGCTATTGTTCAGGTGTATCATTTTTCTTCTTTTTCGATTTTTTAACTTCAAATACATCCGCACCAAGTTTTTTTAAAACCTCGATGTTTTCCTCAACGATAGAAATTGAAAAACCTTTTCCGTTCCACGTTGCACCTATTAAACTCTTTTTTAACATATCATTAATTTTTAAAAAAAAAGGGAAGCCATTTAAAAACAACTTCCCTCTTTCGAACTATGAAGAAAGAACACTCAACAAATTCTTTTAAACTGCTATCGTTAAACCAGCTACAACCGATGAAGATACTTCATAGGGTGCTTGTGGTTCTTTTGCCATAATTTCAACATCTATGCCGTTTCTGTCTCCGTATGCCGTTCCTGTGTTAGCAACGAATGATTGACCTTCGGCAAAGTTTTGAAAACCTAATCCCCAATAAATCCCGTTGTTATCTTTACAAATACACACTATTTGTCCAAGAGACATTAAGCGGATTTCGTTTACTTTTGCGGCTGAAAATTTATTTACTGAAAAGGCAATTACACCCTCACTAAAACTTGTTCCATTGGCTGGGTCTATTGTTGTTGTGGCTACGATTGAACCAACTTCTTTTTTTAATTCGTATTTTCTCCAAGTTGCACTACCATCCGTAATAGCGGTAATTTCGCTTGAAGCTTCTGTATATGCGGTTACTGTTGCACGTTCGAGGATATACAATTCCTCTAAACCGCCCGTACTATCGGAACAATCACGTGCAAAACCATTACTAAGATTACAACTCACTTTGTTTAGTTTTAAAAATGGGGGCGATTAAACCCCCATAAAGTTAATAATTAAGCTAATATAAATTCGACAACTTGGTCAGGAAAAGCAACGTTTACCGCTCTTCTAAATGCCATTGTTACTTTATAAATTCTGTCATTTGGGTCATACCAAGAACGAACATCGTTAGACTCCTCTTCAGGTAAATCAACACCAATATAAATATTTGATGCTCTCATTAAATAAGACTCACCACCTGATAAACCACTAAGTCCAGGAGTTGCACAAACTGTTACATTTGGAAAACCAATTAACGGAAGTTCCGCAGTAAAACCACCTTCAACAACATAATGAAAATAATTACCATCTGCAATAGCTTTTTGATATTTTAAGAAAGTATCCATACCAACAAACAATTTTAAATCGTCTGCATCCATAATATCTTCAGGCATTAACTCAGCCATTCCCGTAAGAATACCAATAACGTTTCCGTTTGTAATTCCCGTTGCAACAGTAATTCCCGTTGGGTTACCATTTACGGCAGTAGCCGCTGCAATCAATTTATTTAAACCATCGTACTTGTTAAGGTTTGCAGTTCCTGAAGCCGTATCGCCTTGCCAATCTGCAACCTCGATAGCTTTTTGTACTCTTGCTACTTTTTGGTCAAAATAAAGTTGTTCAAATGGAACTTCTTCTTTTTCTGCCGTTAATCCTTGTTTAAGCATTAAAGCCGTATATTTTGATGCAAGGTCAGTCATACACAAATCTTCGTGTATTGCAACCGCACCAGGTGTTAAATTTCTTTGTGATAACGTTGTCGTTCCACTTGCCGAACGAGAACACCCATCAGCTTGAAATACAACATCCGTTTCAAGAATGTTAATTGTTGTTGTTGTCTTAACATCTGGTTGGATGTTTGCGTATTGTGATAATCTACCACCCGCTACTGACTTAACTATTAAGTCCATTGCGTTTTGTTCCGTATAAGCTGGAAGGGCTGTTACATCAAATGCCATTGTTTTTAATTTATTTAGTTAATAATATTTTTATTTTTAAGGGTGTTTATAATATCCCTTTTGTTTGATTTTAATTTTGAGAAACCGCTTTTTGTTTTCTTAACGGCATCCTTTGTAGGTTCTGCAATCAACTTTTCAGTTAATTCTAATAAACCATTAAACGCAGTTGTTAATTTTGCAACTTGTTTTTTTAATTCCTCATTGTCAACGCTTATCGTTGTTTCCATTGAAAACACCCTTTCGGTTACAATACTTTCAATAATCTTTTTAGCTTCCCTTTCTTGAGCTTCAGTAAATGGCTTTTCGTTTTCCATTTCCTCTTCAACCTCTTCGGCTACTTCTTCCTCAACTTCGGGCATTTCTTCCGCATCCTCAACGGCTACAATTACTCCGCTTGCTGTTACGATTTTTCTACCATCCGATAAAATGTGTTCGCCATCGGGTGCGGGTAAAAGTTCGTCATCAACCGCAACCAGGACGGCTGCACCTACGCTAACGCTTGGTTCAACTTGGGCTACTGTACCATCTTC